ATGCTTTACCTGCAAGTGTTTTTTTCCTATGATGTGCCCCACACATGCGCTCGTAGCTCAGTTGGATAGAGTACAGGTTTCCGAAACCTGGGGTCGTGGGTTCGATCCCCGCCGGGCGCACCAATTCATTATATAAAATCAATAACTTAACTATATTTTGGCGTATATTTGGCGTAATGCGCCATTTATCCACAGGTTTTAAGCTATTTTTGCTTCTTCTGAAACTGCCACCACAATTTTTTATAATAGACTTCATCGCGCAAGAAATTAATCTTTAACTCATTGCCACTGTAGTCGTAAATTTTGGTGACTTCTCCATTTTTATCGAGTTCAGCTAACAGATCTACACTTCGATCAATTGCTGTGTTGCGAATTTTTATTAGCTGTGTAGACATTAAAGCTCTCCCTTTCCATAAATTATAAAAGAGATTAAAAATAATGCAAAATAGTACTTGCATTGTGAGCGGTCACAATATAGTATGAAGTTATCAAGACAGAGATTGCAGCTCAATGACTCTTGATAAATCAATCTAAGCGAGGAAATTAAAATGGAAAAATATTTAACTGACTTTAATATGACGACTGGTGAATATCGTTATGTTATTAAATCAGAAATTGATCAAGCTATAGAAGATGTCTCTAATCAGAAGATCGCTACGCTTAAAGTGCACAATATTAAAACTGGTGAAATTTATCAATCAGAGATTAAATCAGATCGCTATTTAAAGAAATACATTAACGCTAATGTTGGTGAATGGATTTCATTTGAAGAAATGAAGGATCTTGAAGCATCAGTAGATGAAGAAAGCCGACTATATCTTAATGGCGATTTCTCATAAGGTTGATAGAAATGAAAACATACAAAATTTCAAAGCCATTTGCTGGACGTGTTGATATAGCTTCAGGTAGTGGAACTGTTTCTTATAGTAAGAGAGCGCTAAAAATTGCAATAGGCAATACAGCTATTAAGGTAACTAAGGAAGAGTTGCAAGAAATACTAGATCAGCCTTTAACTGAAAGATGTCGCCTATTTGTAGATTTATTTAACACAAAAATGGAAAGCTAGAAATAAATAAAGCCCCAATTGCAGTGGGGCTTTGCCATCTAAGCGATGGTAGATTAATTCAAAAGCCAAAATGGGCTCTAAGAATTAATTTCTAAACCATCTAAACGATGGTTAAGATTTTGAAACTGATATTAAGTATCAATCTCTCAACCACCTGAGCGGTGGTGAAGTGAATATAGCAAGGAATTTTTTATATGGCAAGTAGTGCAGCAGAAAGAAAGGCAAAACAAAGACAGGAAATGTTAGAGAAGGGTTTTATAAGAAAAGATATATGGCTCTCAAAAGAAAGTATTGAACTGGTTGAAAAGTTCAAAAATGAAAATAACTTGAAATCTTATGATGATGCCGTGAATCAATTATTACTTAAGATCGGCAACTCTAATTAAAGCGCTCTCACACAAATAGAGACATTCACATTACTATTAATTGTGTGAGCTGTGCAACCTGAGAAGATTAAGCACAGCAGTGTAATGATCGATGCAACTTTAGTACGTTTACACATATAAGTTACTTCTTTAAAAATAGTGCTCGCTCTGCTTCACGACGACGGACTAAGCCTTTCATAACTTTGCCGCCTGCTTTATTCCATGCAAGGAATTGGTCAGCAGTGCCTTGGTAGTCACCTTTGTTAAGCAACTTTAATAAAGTCGAACCCTTAAAAGCACCTGAACCAATGTTGTAAGTCAACGATACCAAAGCATCAAACTGATTTTGACTTAACGACACAGTGACAGATTCATTCACAGCCTTCTCGAATTTGGCTAAGTCATGTTTGAAGTAGGATTTTGCTTGCTCAAGTGTGCAAGTATCACCTTTCTTAACTTTCAAGCCATTTGGGTAAACTGTGGTGCCAATGCCAATGGTCCAGACTCCAATACCATCGTCATAAGCTTTGGTCCGAGTATCTTCAAAGCTTGAGATTAGGTTGATTCCAACATCACTTGTAGTTTTTCCTCCTGGTGCAAGCTTATCTATCACTTTATTTAGATCATCTACTTGTGCTTGTGTTAGCTTACCGCCTGCAATTACTCGGGCAGCGTCGAAAAATGGTTTAGTGCTCATCTCGTTCCCCTTTCTTTTTTTCCAGTTCAGAGCTACCAAAATAAAAACCACATGCTGTTGTCATGGCGCCAGCAATAAAACCTAATGCAGTATTAATCAAATTGCTGTTTTCTCTAGGCATATCGACAAAGAACAAAGCAATGACTAAAACAAACATCAAACCAACCAATGCAAAAGCGAGATATGCTCTTGTATTTTCACTATTCATCGTCCTGCTTCCTCTAACCGTGATACCTTTTCTTTCATCAATGATTGATCTTGGTTAAGCTGAATTATTGAAGAACCAACCCACGCACATAAAGAAAATACGACACCTGCAAAGATCCCAAGCAATACTCGCAGAACGGAAATTCCTCCATCTTGCGAAGCTGTACGGTTTTCTAAATTGGCGACTTTAATATCCAGTGCATCGATATCCTTTTTGTTCTGTTCGCTAGTTTCTTTGTGTGCTTCGTTAATGAAAGTCAGTCTAGTGACATGATCTGACAACATGCGAATATCACTTTGAATGGAGTCGATTTTCTTTTCAAATCTCAACCCATATGATTCATTTTCAGTCATGCCTTCCCCCTAAATTCAGGCAATAAAAAAGCCCCAATTAAGGGGCTTAGTTTTTAGTAAGTCATTCGACGAATGATTTCACTTGTGTAGAAGTTATTCATAGCCTGCTGCCCTGCTAAGTTCGGGTGAAGGCCATCTGATAAATATCTTCCATTTGCTCCCCACGTTTCAAAATCTTTGATAATCTCAAGCCCATACAAGCCATCAATAATTGTAAAGCCATAACGTCTAGCTAATTTCACCATGATGTTGTTTGAGATTTCTTGATAAACAGGATCTGTATCAGCTCGTTGCGTTTGTGTGGCATAAAAACAAACTGCATTTGGAAATGCTTCTCTGATTTTAAATAGACACCAACGCATAGCTTCAGCTGTTTTCGTAAAATCTAAATCAGCAATTGGTTTACCCATTGCAGTTTCATAGCTTCCTAAAGTATCTATAGGGATTTCTGCGGCTGCATTTGATCGAGCCCAATTCATATCATTAGTGCCCGCATCCAGCATAAAGAAATTTGGGTTTTCAGCATTATCAATGGCTGTTTGAACTTGGTGTCTCAACTTCTGCCAAGTCAATTGACCTGTGTATTCAGCAAAAGATGCACCACTTCTTGCGTAGTTTTTATAGTCTGATAATTTCAGAGTGTCTTTCTGGTACTTAGGATAGTTGCTACGGAAAGTTGTTCCTGTAATATCACCATTATCAACATCCCCAGTCTGAACCCGTGAATCACCGGCATATACTGCTCTTGCCCCAATTGCACGCGACACTAAACCAGATGAAGTTCCACCACTAGAGCGAGAAACTATTTGTAGGCCATTGATTGCACTGATACCACGCACAAAAGCTGTATAAGCAGTTGCATTTGTTCCACTCTCAACTTGCACAATATTCAGATCAGGTGTAGATGCTGAACGCTGCTTAATACTAAATTGGAATGTAGTCGCATTAGCTGGAACTGCAAATGTGGCTTGTGTAGATGTTTGTGCAATCTGTACAACAGATAAAACTGTACCTGCTGAGTTTTTAAAAACACAGTATCGAACAAGCTCAGGGTTCTGAACTAAACCTGAAATCGTAATATTACTTAAACCAGTTACATCAATTACAGGTGAAGTAATACTTGTGGCTTGAACTAAAATTCGCCCATCGTTATAGACTTCATATCCGTTTAATACCGCTGACTTATCGAACAGGTTTTTAGATGAACTTGTACTGTTAAATTGAATTGGCGTGTCAGCAAGAGGAACTTGGTTTAGATGCGTAATTGCACCAGCTGCAAAAGCCACATAAGTTGTTTTTGCCTTACCGAACTCAATTTGTGCTGTTGAGATATCAAGAGGGTTAGAGTTCCCCTGTTTCAAGCTAATTTGGAAAGAATAAGCATTAGCAGGAACAGCAACTAAACCTTCAACAATATTGTTATTTAAGTAGCCACCACTAATAAATATTCCGTTTTGGTCTAAGAATCTGTAGTAGCGTGGTGCTGTGTTAGCTTGCAAGCCTGAAACATATAAGTACTCTTTGTTGTAACAGTAGATAAGCCCCGATATTGCACCCGTTGCACTTGCTAAAATCGTTCCGTCTGGTCGAACTTCAAAGTTTTGGATAACCTGAGCTGGATCTAGTAAGTTTACTGTCGATGAGGTTTTTAGTGGCTTTAAGAAACTATTAAAATCCGCCTTGATTAGACTAATAGTTTCATCATAAGAATAAAAATATAGCCAGTCTTGCCAGACAAGCAAATCATTGCGTAACCGCATTGCAAATGACTTGGTATTATTTCCCATGATTGCAATTTGGGTGATGATATTTGCTGTTGTTGGCAGTACAAGAACCTGCCCATATTGTGCTGTTCTATTTGGTCTATTTGTACTGTTATCCCAAGCTGATCCTGTAAGGAAAGTATGTGTTCCATACGCTGTCAAGGTGTTGAAATCTACCCCTGCTGCATATGTCTTTGGCTTAAACATTCCATTCGCATTTGCAAAGTTCTGGAAGTCTTGTGTGAAATTTCGACCTGTAGCTACCCACTTAGGAGTAGGAGTTGCCGTCGGATCCCAGCGATATTGATTTCCTGTACTGTCATCCTGACCCACTTGGAAATTATAAGTAGGCACAATTGCATTAAGAGCTGTCAAAGTAGGAGCAGAAATTAAACCACCTATGTTCTCTACTTTTTTAACTGCTTTTGATAGGGTTGGATATTGTTGTCCCAAACGAGTTACAACATCTTCACTATCAGGGCCGCTAATAAATTGCCCCAAACTATCAGCATCCAATGATGCATTTACTAACTGTTCCCGAGTAACGATCTCATCAGCCATTACTTTTCTCCAAGCAATAAAAAACCGCCCGAAGGCGGCTTAGATTTCTGTTAATTAATTAAATAAAGTCGTGGTCACGCTCATAGAATCGGTCATCGTAATTAGATGCTTTCAGCGTGTTGGTCATTTGGGTTTGAGGTGTAAGTTCTTCAAGCATGAATGCGTCTATCTCGGCTTGATCTGCTCTAACCAATGTATAAAGTGTCTTTACATATCGGTCAGGATCTACTACAAGCGGTTGAACTGGCGGTCTTGATAAAACTATTGAATAGTCATCTGGACCAACTGTGCATGGCACCATGTCGACTGTGGCATTCGCTATTTGCAGATGAACATAATAATCATGACCAACTTCAAACTTGCACGGCTGAGAAGTCATAACCGTTAGACCATCCACACCAGTAACTTCACCATCTTGCGTGTCAACAACGGTGTTATTGGCTATTAAGATTCGATCATTACGAATTAGTAGCTCTGACTCATCTAATACTTCCACTTCACAAGAAACATACTTATGGCGAAGCTTATTCCACTCTCGCCAAGCACGTGTTTTTGCTTGAGCTTCATTACGAATACCAGTGGTCGTGATCTTCAAAGGATTTCTTGCAAGAACACCTTCTTTTGCTGTATTTGTCGCATCATCCCAATAAATTGAGTATTTAATGCGAGCGTCATCTACATCAGATGTGTATTCAAGCTCCACCCCGTCATAGTCCTTTTGAATCCCAAAAGTAGAGGACCTTTTCTCAGTTACTGGCACTTTGTTCCGGTGGTTAAAAAGTAAGACTGAGTTTTCTTGAGGCTGCTCAAACTTGATTCTAGTAAGACTTCCGAACCGGTACGGCTCACAAAATGCAGCACTTGCGACCATTCCTGCGATTTCTTCAAAGCTTAGATTATCATCGTCAATTGTGTAATTGAATTCAGACATAACATCTGAGCCGAAGTAATCATTAACTTTGGCAATTTCTGCGTTGATTTGTGCAATGTCTACCTCTGCACTTGTTCGACGGCCAATGTACTCATCCAAAGCAAGATTAATCAGTGCTTGACCTGCTGAACGTGTGACCTGTAAAGGGCCTGTGCCATCAACTGGCAGCTTGCGGTTTACTAAACAATTTAGCTTACGTTCTTTAATTGATAAGGCACCATCAGTGGCCACTGTGCGAGAACGAACAACGGTTACATTGCCATAGTCACTAATATTTGAATCAGCCATACCATACACAGACTTAATCTTGCATGTATCCTGCGTCTTGCCTGCTTGTGTCGGTGTTGTTCGGCTTAAACGGAATCTGAACGAACCAGCAGTCGGCAAGTCAATATAAATCGTTTTACCGAACTGTGATTTATTGTTAGCTCGAATCTCTTGGTTAATGGTCGTGATAGATCCAACTGGATCACCATTTCCATCAATTGCCTGCAATTCGATAATGACTGTAATCTTTTCTTCCCACACCCCACCTTTACTGTCTTGATAGAACAGACCATTCGGAAAGAAGAAATTAAAGACAGCTTGAGTCGCTTCTGGCATATCGAAGTTGAACCATCCGACATACTTAGAACTAACAGCATCAAAGCGGACTAAAACGTCTTGCCCTTGTGTACTTTGATTCGGAAGTGTTAGTAATTTATCCCAATCACTGTTAATGGCTGACGGATTCACTAATGCAATTGTATCGGCCGTAACACTATTGATTGTGTAGGTATCATCAAGCGTTATTGAGTTCGAATTTCGGTTTAAAGAAGCCCCTGCTGTAATGGTGTAGCTGTTATTCACATACTGCCAGTTAGCATTGACCTTTTCAGGATTTGATAAAGTAATTTCATAATGGAAACCACCTGAAATAACCGTCTTAGTAACACCTGAAACTACATACTGACCAGATAGATCGCGTGTATTTGTTTCTGTGACTGGTGGTGTGCCTATCGTCGTTTCAATATCAACCAAGGCACCAGTGAGTAACAAACCTTTAAACAAGTTTGGATTATCAATGTTTGTAGAAGATTCGATGATTACCATCTTGTCTTCATTCACCATGATTGATCCTGAAAGATTCACATCTTGCACACCATATACTGCACCACTCAAAGCAATTCGGTCATTAGTAGCAAACTTCTGTGTGAAATCCAATCCAGTAGATTTAATTAAGTTTGGGCTTTGAAACCATATGCTGCTTGACTCAAGTACTGCACTATTTGGCTGCTCTATGGTTTGTCCGTTAACAGAATCAGAGTTACGTACAAACTTTGGTAATTCGGTAAATGAATCTCCAACTTGATATATCGGTGTTCCAATTATCGAAGTGAATGGGTCATAAACTGAAACAGATGTTCCTGCAATATTTGCAACATCAGTGTCACCATCCCGCATATCCAAGATTTGATAATATCCACGCCCTATACACATCAAGCACTCTTCAATCTCGATGCCATCTTTATAAATGGTGTAGGTTTGTGCAATTAAATCGGGATAAGAACGCAATCTCCCGAAGATGTCAGGAATACGACCATTGATGCGGGCTTGGTTAGAGCGTTGGGCTAATTCGTTGTTAGATGAGCCTGCCTGTTGTGCTTGTGGCTTAGGCATCGTAAGCACTGTATAGAGACTGTAGACTGCTGTAGCTGCGACAATCGCATAGTACAAGTACGGCAACCACCAAATAACTGCACCCTTAACCACTACATAAAATGTGCCTTCAAGTGATTGTAAATAACGAATCTGCTCATTAATTTTTCTAGGATTGCTTGGTGTTACATCACAAGTATCGGCAATATCATTATGATAAATCCGAGCATTCTCAGGCCATATTGAAAACTGTTGATATATATAAGCAAGAACATCTTCAACTTCTGCCTCAGATCTTCCTTCTTCACTATACGGATCAGGAACGATGATGACTTTTTTCAAACTCATGTGTAAAACCTCGTTTCCCGAAAGTTCATGGAAATAATCTCAAGAGGTACGTACTGCACCCCTCGCCCCGTTAAGTGCAAAACCTTGTCGCAATAAAAAAGCCCAACATGTGTTGAGCTTCTTGATCCATTTGTGAAAAAAACAATGCAAGGTGAAATTGGTTCAGTTAACTTTTTGAATCTGCCTTTCCCGTTAAGAAATCGATTGAGACGCTTCTTTAAGTCTTTGCCTGTAACCCTTTCCCAAGTTTCACAAAGGAATTCATTGCATGTGTAGTCTTTAGTCCAGACACGGTTATGAAGGTCGTCTAGGTTCATTTGTCACCTTCTCAATAACCTGCTTTAAGGTTGGAATATGCTTCCCATCATGGATTAAATCCACATTAGCATCGCATGTCATTATTCTTAGAGCTAAGACATCTCTTAATTTTTCATCAATTTCGCTTGTATCAACAGTGATTCTTTTGCCTGTCCTTTCACTATCTTCAATATCAAGATCAATACGCACAAAGTCTGCTAATGTCTTAAGCTGCTTAGCATGTAGAGCGCGCAAAACCTTTTCTTGATTATTAAAACTGAGACAAGGAAATATGAAAATGAAAGCTATTAAACACAATAGGACTGCAAGCATATCAGTCTCCTTTTTAGATCATGCCCCGCAATAATGGGAACCGTTCAAGGTCGTAAATCTCACCAGTTCTAACACTATTAAGTTCGGGCGCTTGAGCATCGAAAGTACAGTTGCCTGAGCCATCTTTTGACATTGAAGCAACTTCTAATGTTTGCAGTGAAACCATTGGAGCTGTTAAATCATCATCCCGATATAGCCGCCATCTCACTGTGGGTCTAACTTTCCAGTTGGTGCCACGACGAGCTGAAACAACTGATTTGATGAGTTCATCTTCAACATCACCAATAGTCAGACTTAACTTCTGGTCAAGGTCATTTGTGACTGTAGAACGTTGAATTGACATAGGTTGATATTCATATTGAACGTCTGACCCTGCCGAATCATGCTTTACCACTACACCTTCAGTATCGTTTTTCACAAATCTAAACGGCTCAGTGAAATCAGGGTGAGAAATCTCAACGCATTCCAAGGGCACCACACCACTGCTTGAATTCAGAAAGAAGGATGTATAGTCAGGCATCTATATTCCCTCCATGGCATTTGGTAGGTCATCATTCACGAGCTTTTCAAGAGGATTTACGATTGAAGCTAAGTCCTGATTGCCATTGCCAGTTTCAACAATGATGTGATTTAGCTCTGAGTCGACAATTGGCTTTACTCTTAGCTGAGCAGTAATTGTATAAACTGGACCCTGCATGTTCGTAAGTTGAAAGCTATCGGGCACAAAGTAGCATTCATAGGGCTTAAACTCAGGTCCATTCACCCGAAGAGAAGCATTAAACTTCTCTCCTGGTGTTTCGCACCATACGTTATAGAATGCATCAAGATATTGAAAACCACCCTCAAGAACTTTCCACTGGACGCTTACAGTGTGAAAGCTGTTTTTACTCAACCTGCGATATCTATCAGCACCACCATCTAAAGCCTGTGAGCCTACTCCGCTGTTATAAGCAACAGAGTAGCCTTCTTGTGTTGAGCAATACATTAATGTGTTCATAATTGCCTCGTCTTAGCGCTTAGGAGCGACATTAAAGTTTTGTTTCATCGACTTATTGATTCGACTGTTGGGATTGTTTAAGCCAGCCAACATCGTCTGTTCTGCAACATCACTAGCAATCTGTCTAATGCGAACATCCAAAGTTCCGTCGCTGTTTTGAGTCACCTCAGCAGTTTGTCCGGGTAGGTTGTATATATTCACAATAGGCTGATTTGAAGATGCCTTATCAAGGCTTTGCCCTGAATTAATTGCATTCAATGTATCTACACCAACCCGATTAGTAGCATCGGCATTCAATACATACTCTTGACCATGAACCACACCCGCAACATCACCACGCCCCATATCGCCCGTGTAGCCGCCTGAAGAGAAGCCAGCGACACCAGCAATGGTCTGTGCAGCAATTAAACCAACATTTGCATACCCTAGGCCTGTAATCATTGCTGCATAACTAGTCTTTTGGGCAAGTGTCAATGCAGATGGATCTGCCATGACCTGAGCAGCAGCTAAATGCGTCGAAACTAAAGCAGATGCGATTGCCATAGTTTGTTGCATCAAGAACATCGACTTGTAGGCTGCGGATTGTTCCCCAGCACTATCTTTTACTAATTGAGTAAATCCACCCCACACATTAGAGGCTTGTGAAAGCAAGTTGCTATACATGCCAAGTTCGGCTTCGTATTGAGTATTTTGCAGATCTTTGTACTTCTCTGCATATTCCTCCTGAATCTTAAACTTGTTCTCTTCATGTATCCTTACAGCATCCTCAATCCTTTTGTTGTACTCGAGAGTTGTTATCTCTTTTTGTTCCAGTTGGACTTTAAGATCAGCACCCTTATTAATAAGAGTATTATCATTGTCTAAATGAGCACTACTTTCACTGAATTGTGCTGATAGAAAACCCCTTTGCCCAATTGGCGCTGCTAAAAGGTCTCTTTGCTGTTTGAGTTCCTGCAAAGCTTTGAGATTCGATTGATCATATGCAGTTTGTCGCGCTGCCTTAGTAAGGTTGATTAAAGTAAGTTCGTGTTGGTACTGCTCATTAAGACCTTCTTTTGCAATCTTTATTTGCTCATCAGATAGTTTGCCTTCTGCAATTAATCTTAAAGAATTAGTTTCTTTAGTGTACTCAAGCTTTTTTTCTTCAGTCCACTTAAAACCGTTTGTTTCAAAATCAAATTGCTTTTTAGCTAGTTCATCCTCGGCATCAAAACGCTGCTTAATTCTTGGAATTAGATCAGTCTGCCCCAAAATTGTAGCTTTACTGATTTCCTCTTCCCTTTTTTTACCTCTTTCGATTGCTTCTGTATCGTAGGTTGCTTGAAGTTGTTTAATTTCCTCTAGAGTTTTAGCGCGTGCCTTATAAGCCTCATCTTCGAATTTAGAAAGATCTCCGATTGCTTTAGAGGCTGCATCAGGACTAGTACCTAAAATCTTATTAAGTTGATCATAGTAAGAGTCTTGTTTGGCTAGATGCTTTGAGGCTTTGTCTTTGCCAAGCTTTTTACCCTCATAATCCCAGCCAATGAAGTTTTTCCCAATAATTTTCTCTAGACTGCGATAGTCTAAATCATCATTAAGCAGAGCACTTTTAGATTTACTATAGCTTTTATTGGTCATAACCTCTTGCAATAAAAACTTTGCTTGCGCGTCTAGAGCATCTTGAGTTTGTTGGATCTGCCCTTTTTTATCTAAAACGCCCTGCCCCTGTAAAGCCTGCATTAATTTAGTTGAGCGACCCCTTTGCCAAGAAATAAATCCAGTATTGGTATAGCCGTTATTTGCATCCTTATGGCTTCCAAACATTGCATCATTTCTAAAATCATTCTCTCGACCAACTTGTGCTGTTAATACGCGCGCTTGCTTGTCTCCTACTCCAGCGTTCCGGAAAGCCTGATATACGCGAAGCATATTGCGAGTTTGCTCACTATTACCTGCCAATAATACTGCTTGTTTTGCCAACTCCTTAGTTTGCTTGCGTTCGGCATCATTTAAAGCATCTTTTTTGTCCTTAAGATTATCTAGAGCCTTTTGTGCACGCACAATCTGCTCTATTTCTTCATTAGTGACAATTGCGGTTGTGCCCGGTGCTGCAACAGCTTGTTTTGCCTTTTGCAACTCATTAATCTTTTTAATAGTTTCTTCACTATATCCAAGATTCAACAAAGCAAGCTCTTCATTAGAATTAAGAACTTCCGTACGAAGACTATCAAAGTATCCTTTCTGCGCTTTTGTTGCCTTTTGTGCTGCACTTTCATTGCCAATTAAAGCTTTTGAGTTGTCATCAATACCAGCAACAGCCGTTTGCGCCTTATGGCCAGATAGCTCAACTTCAATACCAAAAATCTTCAACGAATATCTTGTCGTTTTCGCTTCCTTAGCATTTTTTTCAAATTCACTGGTGTTTTCTTTGATTGCGTTATAAATATCTTTACTTATACGCAACTCATTAAAGCGTTTAACTGCATCATTCATGCTAATAGTGCCATCTCTAGCATCATTAACCACCTGAACAATGTCTTTGTTTCCTTTGTAGAGTTGTGCAATGGCGTTAAGCTGGATATTAATCTTACTGCTAGATTCAGCAAGGGCCTGATTCTGACGTTCAAATGAAGAAGTCATATCATTAATAGCTGAATCTTTTTCCAATCCTTTTAAAGCTAAGAGTTCATCTTTTGCCTTTTTTGCAACTGCTGCTTGTTCTTCAAGTTTCTTATTGGCTTTGTCGGAGCTGTCACGCATTAAGAGATAACCAGCAGCTAAACTTGCTACAGTAATGCCAATGCCAACTGGCCCACCAAGAATACCTAAAAGTCGAGAGCCTATCCCCACAGTTGCAGCACTCGCAGCAGCTGATCTAGATTGTGCAGCAGCTAAAGCACCCTCGGCTAAAGCTAGTTCACGTGTAACTTGGGCTTCAATTTTCTTTAGTTCAGCCATACGTGTTAATGTTGCTGTACGCCCTTTTTCAGTGATCTGAGACTTTAAGCGCTGTACTTCTAGAGCTTTCTCCGCGGCCAATGATGCTACTGTTGCTTGTGTATTTGCAACTACTGCCTGAGTGTTAATTACTTCTTGTGCTGCTGCTGCTCGGTCAGCTTGGATTGCTGTGTATTGTGCAAATGTTTGCGCTGCTAATTCTTTCGTCTTTGCTGCAACCGCAACACCTGACGCATAAATAGCTGGAATATATGTTCCTAGCCAATATGCTCCGCCAACCATCATTGCTGAGGTTAAAACATCTAAGTTTCCCGCTAATGTTTTAATAGATCCTGAAAGTACCTGTGCAGCACCTGAACTCTTGCCTGCCTCGCCAACAAACTTAGTAATTTCATTTCCAAGAAGGGTTAGAGACTGCCCAATAGTAATATCGGTTTTTGCGAATAATTCATCAACATTAGATTGAACGTTTTTAAGAGCACGAACCAACTCTTGTGAGGTGATTTTACCCTCTGCTGCAACTGATCTTAGTTCACCTACAGTAATTCCCATACCTTGTGCAATGGCTTTAGCTAAAGCAGGGGTTTGCTCCATTACAGAGTTGAGTTCTTCACCACGCAAGGTTCCACTTGCTAAAGCCTGCCCAAACTGTACTAATGCTGCGTCAGCCGCTCCAGCACTTGCCCCGCTGATTGCAACAGCTTTTGAAACCGTTTCAGTTAGGCGTGCGGTATCATCCATCGTTAGATTTAAAGTTTTTGCATTGTCACTAAAGCGCTGGTAAACCTGTAAAACAGAATCCCATGATGAATATGTTTTTTGAGCAATACGGAAAGTGTCTTCAGTAGCCTTATTAAGTTCGATTTGACTGTTTGTCACTAACTTAAGACGGTTCTGAAGCCCTGTGTAGGCATCCATTTTACTGATGGCTGCACTCACAGTAACCAACCCCGCCATATAACCAGCAAGTGCACGTGTTGAGATAGAAAGGTTATCCATAGACTTAGTTGCAAAGTCACCTTTACGTTCAATGCTATCTAATTCATTGCCTAGATTACGCGCATTACGCTCTGCATTTTTAGCATCAATTACAATGATGAGACGTGATTCTTGTGCCATCTTACTTCCCTCTAGGCAATAAAAAACCCGACACTTGGTCGGGCTATTGGATTAGTTGAATCTATATTTCTTTAGCGCATTTAAGTGATGCTGTTTTCAGGTCACTATCTTTTTTGTAAACCATATCAATATTAAATGCAGATAATGTTGTTTTTGCTTTTAAAACATCTTGGTTAAGGGAAATAACTTTTAAGACCATTCCATTTTGAGAATAAAGCTGCCCATTTGAATACTTCAGTTTATTCAGGTTAATGTACCCACTTGTGTCTTCACAAAGAATCCCATTGCCATCTTCATTCAACTTAATCGTAGAAAGTCCTGGACCAACAGAAGTTGTCCAAATGCCTGTAGCCTGCGGCTTTGTTGGTACAATATCACTAAATTTATTATTTATCATTTGAGTTACTGGAGTAACACAGCCACTTAATGATATCGCAAGGCCTAATAAAATTATCTTTTTCATATTTCCAAACCCTTATCTATAGATAGAATTTAACATCGACTTTGGTTAGCTTCTGTTTTTGTCTCTTTTTAAGATAGCAACCACAGCAATAGAATTAAACCCATCACAACACAAATTACTGTTATAGCGAATCCTGAGCTTATCCCTGTCCTTTTTTCATTATTTGACTTACTTTCAGTAGATGTGGATTTTATAAGATTATTAGTCTTTTCAAACTCCCTAATTTGCTTCTTCTCTGGCTTTTTTAATGGAGGAGGAATCCCAATATGCTCTTCCTTTTTTTTATTCTTTCGTTCAGCCAAAAACCTATTGTTTATAACATCTTTATTGTTTTCTGGAATTTTTATAATAGGCTTTTCCTCAATTTGAGGAGAAGTAACAATCTCTTTTGTTCCATTTTCAGAATTCAAAAGGCTGCTTGAAAAATGTTGTACTGACTGATAATCATAACTAGGAAATAGATCTAGTCCTTGTTTAAAGTTCTCGAATCCATCATCCTTCTTTGCTCTTTTATAGTAAACTCTTAATCGATCATCATTACTATCATTCAAAGGGTTCTCTAGCTTACCCACCTTATAAACATAAGCAATGTGATACAAAGCTTGTAAATGTTTACCTTCTATTCTAAGTAAATTTCCCATTGTGATATGCACAATAGCATCAAGCCCCAAAGTTTGCTTTTCAGTAAAGTTACATTGTTTTGCGTGCTTGAAATAATTTATTTTCTGCTCGTTAAGATGTCGCCAAGCATCATCAAATCTTTTTTCTTTAATAGCCTCATTGGCTTTGTGTTTATGCTCAGCAGCAGGGCCAAGATAGTCTTTAAGCATAACAATACCCCTTGTTTAGGGGTAATTTAGCAAACTGATCATTAAATGTCACATGAAGAAAAACCCGCCAAAGCGGGTTCTGTCAAATTATTTATTGAGGCAGGTATTACAACTTTTAGTTGTAACATCTAATTCTTTAGTTTTGTACCATTCAACACATTTAATACATTTTTGATGCTCTCCCTTGTCCCATCTTAGAAACAGAACTTCAAGTTCAGTATAGTTACTCGGCCTCTGCTCACGGATATGCAGGATAATTGGGTAAAAAAAGAGAAAGTTGTTGGTTAGAATAGAGTTAAAACTACCTTTCAACATATCTTCATCCAAATTATTGTGTCTAACACCAACAGCAATAAATTCTAGAAAATTCAGAAGATAATGTACGGCAGATCTTTCAGTATCTTTAAGTTTTAAATATCTTTCTTTTGAAACGAATGATCTATCTTTTTCACTCCAATTATTTTCTTTTAGCACATCAACCCTTAACTTCATTGCCTCATCGACTTTTTGCATGTAAACAGTTGAAGTCCTACTATTCATAAGTACTTGCATAGCATGGGTTTTTGTTGCATTAATTATTTGAAGACGGCTTGTGAAAATCCACCCAGCAATTGCTGCTATGGCTGAAAGAAAAGCTACAAAAGATGTAAGTTTACTAGATCCTGCTGGTGCTTCACTTAGCAATCCAAAAATTGTATGTTGTTGGAAGTAATACCTATTGTTTGCTTCCTTAACCAAACTAATATTTAGGAAAGTATATTCTTCAAAGAAACCTTTCCAGACCAACAGCTCAATAAGCACAATTGTCAAAAACAAAAATACATAAAGTAATTGAACGCTACTTCTATACTTATAAAAATATCTATCCCTAACTTTAAAGAAGAAGTAAGCTGAAAGAATAAAGTAAGGCAAAATAAGTAAAAGATTTAATAGGAATATTATCATTGCATGCTCAAAAAATAAGGCATCTACTTGAGATGCCTTATTTTATATAAATCTTTAACGGTTTGTTAGCCCAAACCATAGCCATCGGTAAGTTTATTATAAGTTTTCATAGTATTCTCCTATTAGCGCATTGGGATAATGTTCGCGTTAGCGAACACCGCGTTTAAACGAATACTATTTACTAATGACAATTTTGTCAATACAGAATCGTCGCGTCAATGTCAACCACTTGACCGTATTATGTAACATCAAGTGCGCTATATCACGTCGTACATTCGCAGTTAAAGTCTGTTTATCGCACCTAAGTCTTCGTCGCTCGTTGCGTAGCCTTCTTATGCGCCTCATCCAAAAACAAATTATCCAGCGTAAAGATACAGTCATTAAAGATGAACCGTTCAACTGGTAAATCGTATTGCTCTACGTAGGAATTGATCGCAGCTATATCTATCGCCAATGGAACACCCTGCTCGTATCGTCGAGAACGTGCAATGGTGTTATAAGCTGAAAGAATGGCGTTTGCAGTGTAAGAATATTCAGGAGGATCAGGCAATTTTACGCCGAGCGCTTCTCTTTGCTTTTTTTCGTGGTCCGTGAGCCCCGCGAATTTATTGGCGTAGTTGTAGAGGGTTGTGACTTTCCCACAACTTCATCCTTATATGCATCAGCTTCTTTCTGCATCTTTTCTGATTCTTTTCGAATGAAAGACCAAATGGAAATTCCTAGATCGCCCATATTAAGAAGCTTTGTCGCATTCTCAGCATTGTAAGGCGGCTCAGTTTTCACTTGCTCCTCATCAGCATTTACCTCTACAAATACCACGCCTTTCCAGTCTTCAATGAGATGACATGCAGCGGCTTCAAGTAAAAGCTCATGATAGAGTTTGTCTTCTTTTGAGGCTAAGGCTACATCAAAGCCCTTAGATGTGATTTGGTTGTTTACCCGTTCCAATGCGACTTGGTAAGGCTTATAACTAATTCCACGGATCTTGAACTCAGCTAAAACATTGCCTTCTGCATCTTTATATTCGCGCCACAAACTGACGTCTTTATTTCTTTGAATATTGACTTCAAGAGCCATTTTTGTTCTCCAAAAATAAGGCAGCAATTAAGCTGCCAAATCAGAATTAAGGCGTAACAGGAGCTATCACACGGGTAATGATTGGTGAAACACGGATATGGTTGTAATTGATGTCGATTGTGATTGTGTCTTCACCACCACCATCAGGATGAGGAGCTTCTGCTACTTCTAATTTCGGGAATTCAAATGCATAACCATTGCCATCTTCATCTTCGATCGAGAAGTTAATTGGCATCGTGTCACGTGTTTTGATGTAGTCGATATAGCCCGCAGATTGAGCCGAGAACATGTACTGAGTGTTCAGGGTAATATCTACAATCTTTTCGAGATATGTCGTTGCTGTGAGCTTCTGCGAGCCAATACAGCGTATCGCTTCCATGTTGTTGTTGATTGTGAGCTCAAGGGATTGCATACATGCTGTACCAACCACTGTTTCACCATTAACAGTCAGGTCACCAACGTTCAACGCAGATACAAGTACAGTTTCAGGAACTGGAAGCGGGCTAACTACAGGGCTGGTTGTTGTGCGCTCAAATACTGTACCCATCAGTCCAAACGTTGCTGTGATTTTCCCAGTAGTCGCAATTGACATCGTGAATTCATTAATGCGAACACCACGATAAATGAAGACTTGGTTAATATCAGAATAGACTTTGACGAATGTAAATGTTTTACGGACATCGCCACCGAAGTTTAATACATCACTGGTCCAGTTATTTAAGGCTACACCAGACAAGAAGTCATCGAAGAGACCAACGGACAATTCAGTCTCTAAGCTCCCTACAATTTCTGCTTCAGTTGCCATGCCACCTTGACGGAAGCGTGTATCTGCAACACTTGTGGAAGTTTCAGTTGTAACGTTTTCGGTTAATCCATCACTCACGCGACGAACGGTTTTCCATACTGGCGTTGTTGGCAATACTTCAGGTGTTTGTTCCTCTGCATAATAGAGGCGGATTTTTGCACCACTCGACATGGCTTTTACTCCTGTTAGGCATAAAAAAACCACCTCGAAAGGTGGTAGATAAAATATTTAGGCAATAAAAAACCGCCTTTCGGCGGTATGGATTTATTGGCTTATTTAAAAGAGATTCCTTAGATGTTCTTCTTTGATTGCTTCAAATTCTTGAGCATTAAATTTAGTTCCGCATTTACAGCACTTCCACACATGAGGGCCATCGATACTTTCTAAAAATGAATACTCTATGTGATCATGGCGACAATTTCGGTCTTCCACTGATTCATAAGGAAATGGATTGTAATGAGGATCATTTAGACTTCTTTTGCTCATTTTGCCACCTCATCAAACATTGGCAGACAAGGTTGCATTAGTCGCTCTACTTCTTTGATTGCGCCAATTAATGTGTCTCGCTTCTTGCGATAACTTCCCAAGATATGACCTGCCAAACTAGCATCCGCTTTCTCTATATCTAACTGCATATTAAGTTTGTTATGAATATTGGCATGGGCCTGATACTGGTAACTAAGAAATTCCTTAGTGTTATAGAATGCCTGTACTAAGGCACACTTGAACTCAACTACACGTTCCGTGTTACGCATTAAGGTCATTAAGAATGTAGCTTGCTGTTCATTCAGTAGTGCAATACGTCTTGTTTGAACTCCGCCTTCGGTTTCAAAGGGTCGCATTTCAAATGCCACCCTTCCAAATTTATTGAAATGGTGAATATGCGTTTTAATCAACTGCATTACAGCTTTGTGGTTCGCTCTAGATCCATCAGCAATATGTAAAGACGTAGTTAATGGTTTGTCGTTTTCAACAATAACGATTTCTTCAGTTGTCATAACGTTTGACATAGCTTTTCTCCTGATGCTCAATTGAATTATCTTTCTCACCCGAGCATCAAAAGTTGTGGTGAGAAAAATTAGGCATAAAAAAACCTGCCGCTAAGGACAGGTTCGTTTAAAAGTGAATTAGGTTTGTTGTGTGATTATGGCTTGTAGTCTAGGTCTACAGATACACCAGTTACAGTGTTTTGTTTTGGACCACCTAAACTGTGATTACTTGCAAGTCGGATATTCACATCAGAGATGCAAACCTTATTTTCTTTTTGCCATTTTTGAAGTTCGAAACCCATCATGTTGTGAAGATGTCGCTCAAGTTCTTGACGTTTAATTTCAATTTCTTCTAATGTCAGCATGCAAGACATATCAATTCACTCTATGACCAATGGTCACATTATATTGAACAAAGTCCGTGTTATTCCCCAAGTTCTGCACTTGGCCTTGTAGTATTTCTAATTGACCGATTGAGAAATATTCAAAGTGGCTTAGCCAAGCATCTGCAAGCTGTGTGATTGCTACTTCATGAGTGTTTAAGCGAGCCATACAGTTAATTGAGATAATTCCAGTTCGGCGTGTGCAAGGATCATCGCCAATAGCTGCGATTAATGACTGTCCCCATAAAATATTAATGTCACACCAAAGCCCATCAACCGGGACTGTGAAATCTTTATTTGGATACTTAATCCGAGTTTGAGCTATTCCAGTGAATGCCATTGCCCTAGTGATTATGGCTTGTCTCGCTTGATCTAGTGTCATTGCCATTTTTAACCACCATACTTTTGAGCAATATAATTAAATGTTAAGCCATATACACCTTGGGGCGCTTGTTTAGAGTAGCCGCCTGTTGTTTTAGGCGTGGAAGGCTTATCCGTGAAGTTCCCGTACTCGATCTTCTGTCCATATGGGCTATTAGTTTGAATGTAGACGGTTGAGTAAGGAACTAATCGAGATAAAGCACTTGTGCCCTTGCTGATCGTTGACGCCCCACCTTTGTCCTTTTCGGCTTCATTGTAGGATTGGTCAGGCTGGTTAATGCTCACTCTGTGTGAAGCTCGGAATGCACCAGTATCAACTGGACTTTGAAGAACTACACCACCCAGGGCATCAATCACAATATCTTTTTGTCGTTTAGTTAGATCGGCTTCAACTGTCTGGATGAAGCTTGTAGGTTTGTTTATCCAGCCCATATTTCACCTATAAAAAAAGCCCTAATTAGGGCTTGCCGCTTTTACTTTCAAAGCAGTGTGAAGTGATTTCAATTCTGTAAGGTGAGTACCAATCGTTGCAAAGTTTTCAACATATTGCTCTCTATACTCTTCATATAATCCCTCTTGCCTAGCAATAAAGTCTTCATCACTTTCATCAAGATATTCATAATTATACTTTGAGGGGTTGTGCTTTTTAACCAACACAGAGAATTGTCGTGTTAATAGAAAATAATTCCCCCTCAACTCCTTCAAAACATTTTCTACTGTATCTCTAAATGCATTTGCTTGCGGATCATCATAATAAAAATCATTGAGCTCATGCTGGAGTGTAGATAATTTTCTAATTAGTTCCTTTGAAAGATCTTCAACTATCGGTGAAATATCTGTAGAAAAGTTATTTTCATCTTCTATTTCTAACTCCAAATCTCCTAAAACAGAATCGACCTGTTTCACGAGATTATAGATTGCTCTACCTTGCTGCTCCCTGCTTTTCTCGACATGTTCTAGACGCCAATCAGAGAATAGGAGTAATGCTGTCAAAGGTGCTAAAAAGTATGCAGTTAAAGTTAAAGCATCACGGCCAATTTCATAAACTTCATTTGCTGTTGGCCAATGGCTAAATAAGTCTGCTTTTAAAATTAACCCCAAAGTAAAAAGTGCAGCAAAGAAAATTGCTGAACCATACAAAGCCCAACTAACTTTTTGTTCCAATGTTTTACGTTTCATATAACCCCCTAATCTTTAAGAGGCTTATATCAAATATTCTTTATGAAGCAAAGCTTTATACTTTCCTCAACTGAGCAATCCATGTCGCATATGCGGGGTCTTTCCCATAACTCACAATCCGATAATTGCCACCTTCAATTACCCAAATATCATTTACATCTGGCTCTACTAATTCACCATCACTTGAGACCACTTCATTTTGCAGTAGCACGGCTTTAGAGTCTGTGGCACGGTAATCTATAGGTTTCACCAAATCCTTCAAATAAGAGCCAAATAGGACACCTCGGCCGCTATATAGAAAGTCAGTGTAAACATCATTGCCATTAGCTGGATTGGAACTAACTAATATTTTGCGCGTACAAGTAAAAGAATCTACAGCGTCTGCCAAATCTTCATTAAATGCTTCAGCAATATCTGCCTGCAATTCATCTCTTAGGCCCATATCAATTTCTCACTAATGGAATGGTGAAAAACTTATGCTTTGGTAAATTCTCAGCTTCAATTAAAGCCAACGCAAGTTGCTCAAAGCTTGATAATGAAAAGCTTCCATCTTGGTATTCTTTTTCGGACTCTACAGTGTCAGCTTTGACCTTCTTTCGTTTAAGTTCTTGTTCTTTACCACTATAAATCTTGCCAGCTTGGATACCTTTAATAATCTCGCAAGCAGCAAGTTTTAAATTTTCAGTTACAGGATCAGGTACAAACCCAATCTCATTTTTCATCCAAGTGTTCGCTAAAAGAACCAAACGAGCTTTATCACCATCTGGTGCAAAGTCAGCTCCTAGAATTGTTTCTGCATCCGCAATGGTGATAAAAGTCATGGGCTATTCCTTTGGCTGATCTTCAGCTTTAGTATTCTTTGGATCTTGAGCTGGTTTTTGCTTATTTTTACTTTCCAGATCTGAGATAGTTTTGTTTAAGGTTTCAACAGTTTTTTCTAGTTCAGTCGCCTTAATAGCCAAAGCATCTCGTTCTTGAGTCAAATTAGATAGTTGCTCTTTTTGACCTTCAAGCTCCGCAGCCAATTTTTCCTTTTCTACAGCGACTTCTTTTAGACGAATGTTTTCATTTGTCAGTTCTTGATTCAACTCATGAATAGCCTCTAAAGCATCAGTTTCATCAAATTCATCATTTTCAAAGAACTCAGGCTTAAAAGCTGCATCTAAAATCTTGTAGCCCTTTCCTTTCAGCTCACGCTTACGTTCTTCACTAACAGGATGCGGCTCGTAAATTACTTTCTGTTCTTTAGACATTTTATGCTCCAAAAATAAAGCAGCCCGAAGGCTGCCTATTTATTACTGTGCTGCATCCGCAATGGTGATTACACCAGCGGTATGTTTAATGCTTGTAGCTGTTTTATCCCAGTTTGTTCCTGTTGCTAACTCAGCATCACTTGGCGACTTGCCACCATTCGCTTCATCCCACGTATAACCTTTCAGTCCAACACCAAAAGAGTAGTCAACTTGCAATGTTGTTTCGATGCGATCTTTCCCGTTAGTGGTTTCGATATTAGAAATCACATCACCACCATCCGATACGATTGCTGCTGCATCCGTAAGTGACAACACTTTCAATTTGTTTGGCGTTCCTGCCGTATAGAGCGCAGGAGCATCAGTCACAACGACCAACTTGCCGAGAATATCAATTACACGGACATTGCCAGATTGAAATAGTTGTTGAGCATTGCTCAAGTTTTTCTCAATCAATTTATGGTAAGCGGTACCATTCATCACATCAGTGATAATGTTACCTGAGTGGTCACCAAACTTTGCATGCGCACCATTCATGGCTCCATATGAAAGCCCTGCTGTTGCAGAAACATCATTGGTTGCATCTGTTTGGTTTGAAATAGCTGCCACGAGAGCCGCAATTGCCGTATTAAGCTGATCCTTAAGCATTAGGCTTGCAAAGGTGCGAGATGCGACCTCAATACCTTGCGCTGTTGGACGCTGTAACCAAGTCATCTGTGATGGCTCATAACGTACTGGACCAATACCACCAGCCACTTTAACACTTGAGTGTTTAATCTCAGAAAGATCGGTAATTGTAGCAGTGCCATTCGCTGCATAACGATCTACACGACGTTGTGCACCATCTAATGATGCAAAGAACGACTCCTGCAAGAAGTCGCCAGTAAAACCCTCTGTAGTTAAACGAATTGCACCACCAGACGCAGCGTTAAACTTTTGGACCATTTGGGCAAGAGTTTCAATTGTGGCAGGCATGATGTATTCATTGAAAACCTGCATTTGAGTTAAAGACATAATCTCTCCAATTACTTATCTAAATTAAATTTGGCTGCAATAGCGGCTTGGCGTTCTTGAATTGATCCACCCATGTTGCCGACATTGTTGTTATTTCCCCCGCCACCTTGGCCACCATATCCACCACCAGTGCTTTGGTTGCCTTTCAAAATCGAGTCTTTGTGTTGGTATCCTCCAACTAGTGTTTCTAAAGCCTCATCAAAGTCGGCAACTTCACCATGCTTGGTACGTGAATAGATTTTTTGACCATCAATGCCATAAGCCACAACCTTTCCATCTTCAATTTTGAAGTTATTGCCAAAGGTCGCTTGGATCATGTCAGCAGGTACTGCAATTTTTTCTTGAATGAACTTCGAACGAGCAAATCCACCACCGATCAGCTCTTTATGCAATTGAGATTGAACAGAATCTCGCTCTTGAGTGAGTTGCTGAATTTGTGGCTCATATGATTTTTTAAGCGCATCAGTAAGTTCAGCTTTGACCTTCTCGATATCACCTGCATCCACAAGCTTTTTGGCATCAAGATTAGCCATAGTCTCTAATGCAGTTTTAGCCTTCTCAGGATCTAACCCCTCAAATACTTTCAGTGACTTTTCTGCCGCCTCTTTTGCTTCACGATGTGTTTTCGCTTCCGCATTTAAAGAGCTAATTTTTCCAACCGCCTGAGCAGCATCAAAACCAACTTCTTTGCCATCGTCATGCACATAGACAGGCAAGCCACCTGCATCTAATTCCGCATATTTCTTACCGTTTACTTCTGTCGTTTTAAGTTTCATTGGTTATCCAACCTTTTCTAAATAAATGAGTTTCCACTCGATCGCTGTAGGCATCCGCTTTCAGCAGACAATAAAAAAGCACCCGAAGGTGCTAAGTTTTTAAAACTGTTATTTTCTTGGAACAGTCCAAGACCATAGGATTAGGTCATTAATAAGTTGCTGTTCGGATGTGATCATAGGAAGTAAGCCCCACATACAAAGCCGATTGAGAATACAACGACAACAATGATGCAAAGCCAAAAATATACAGCTCCCATAATATCTGGCATGTACCTACTCCTTGCTACACTTTTGAAGCAACTTTATAGCTTGCCAAATATCATCAGTTAATTCGTTATAAGTGATGCTATAGAGGCTTGCCAAAGCTTCTTCTACTTTCTGTTTGGCACTTCTGTCATCAGATACTTTGGTGCTGATCACAACATTGATTTGCTTAGGTGTATTCATTTTTTCTAATTCCGATATTCGGCTAAATCTTAAAGCTTTTGCTATCTCAGGCGACATGTTTGAATAAATACAATCTCAATTATCCAGTTCCAAAGTTATGGGGTACGGAAGCCTCACATATCCACCCTCTAACCGAATCTTCCTCATAATAAACCTCTTAAAGCAGCAGGCTTAGGTCGTTCAAAGTTATAACCAAAAATTGCCATGTATCTTGGGATCATCTTTCGAACGAATGACAACAGAATGAGATTTGTGCTGAGAACGTATTGTGCTTCACTCATTGTGATTTGCTTCATAACCCCGACCTCTTAAAAATTTCTTCATCAAGCTTTTTTAACTCAGCAAGAGTGAATGGCTGACCTGTGAGCGGATCAACAAACTTATCTAGAGAGTACATGCCCTCTTTAAATAATTTGTATCGAGATGGACCTAACCACTGCTGTTGAAAAACCTCTGACTGACCATCAAACCACTTTTTAAATGAAGTATTCGAATCTACTGTACTAATTTCACCAGTATCACCAGTCTTAGAATTGAATGGCCTTTTCCCAATTGTTGTTCCCTCCTTATTGGTAACTGGAAGGATAATGCTCCTGCAGTTTGGGTGCAGAGGTGGAGTCGGATGAGGCTCGTCTGCCTTGTAAACAGCCCCATCTAAACTTGCACATTGCTTACTTGTTCGACTGTCCAATGTTGCAACAAACTTCACATAGGAAACATCCAAGACCTCATAAGTATCAAGCATTGCCTGATTTGAAACATGACTTCTTGCTGTGCGAACCATAGTGGAAATGCTAGACCGTGATTGCTCCAGGATGCCATCTTGATAATTAAGAGCCTTTTTCCCTTTTATGCGCTGAACAATTTGTTGATTCGTTTGACTTTGTGATAAGCCATCTCGAATAACTTGTTCAACTCGCATTCTTGAGTCATCCGCAATCTTATTAAAGAGATAATCAAGTAGCACACCACCAGACATAGGCTGCTTTCTGATTTTCCCGTACAGCGTCTTGGCATTGGGCTCTTTTATCTTCTCACCCAAAACTCGCGCCTGATACTCAGCTTCATGAACCGCCAATGCAGTTGCAGAAACTGTAAATGCTTCAGGTAATGCAGTTAGGACTGAAGACTGCCATGCTTGTATAGCAGATCGAATTTCCTTTAAGACAGGTGTTGTGTACTGACCTGCCATCAAAGCTGTTTTTTCTGCCTCTGATAGCTCATCCAATAAGTCTCTTATCTTAGAAAGCATTTCAGATGATAGTTTATTGAATTCATCTAAGAGCTTCCCGATTTCAGCAGAAGACAATCGATATAAATAAGCTTGGTGCTGAACCAGATTATTAAACAGATCCTGCTGGGTTGTTTGATCCATTGTTAACACCATTCATGTTGTATCCGGGCATGGGGCTATTCATTTGCTCTTCTTCAAGCATGTCTTGAATCTCTTCAAATGAATAATCAGGGAACTCACCAGTCTGCTGATATTCATGCCATACCTTAAATGGATATTTACCAGCAACGCATGCATCATAAAGCTGCTTAGAGCGCTCGTTATCAAATTGTGGCTTGCTAAACTCTTTCGAGATTTCAAAGACCAGTTCTTCAGGAAGAATTGCATCCACATTTGGCATTGCAAATTTTGCACACCAGCGAAGTGCTTGTGTCACCGCAGCACTGATATTCACAGTACAAAGAGAAAGGACCGAATGCTGTACAGCATCATCATTATTAGCTTCGGTTGCAGTTTTATTTGCCGATCCAGCTTGAACTAAACGCGCACCCAATTCTTTCATCTGCTCCCATTTCTTTTCCATGGCAGTTTGTGAAAGAGTATTTGGGTTAGCTTGGGCAAATCCTAATTTCACAGGAAAAGCATTCTTACAACCAATGTATAGACCATCCTTTTTGATAGTTTCATACATTTGCATGTCGACATTTTCCATGAAGAATTGAGGCTGCCCAACAAAGTAAACTGACTCTTGAAAGTCGGCACTGTCTATGTAGTGAGCTAGGTTTAAGTCAGCCAATTCAAGCAAAGGTGCACTTTCGATTGCTGTTGTATTGTCAATGGCACCAACGAAAGTAAATGGAATGTAATCCCATCGCTTGCCGTTGTAGTCTGTAGGAATAGTTTTAGGATCTTCGGTTAATACGCCATCAGAATTCTGCTTGTAGACTTGAATAGTAAAAACAAATCGACCTTCCATTTCCTCTAAGCGAAGGACACGATATTGATCATGTTTCTCGAAGTTAAACCCGCCCTGTGCTCGGTTAGAAACCTGCTCATGTATGACAACAAGAGAAAGTTTTTGCTGATTACCAATGATGATTGTATCCCAATTGATTACAGATCTTGCAGCAAGCACGTGGACCATTGGGAATGCTTGTTTAGATGCATCCTCAGATCTAGTTCTGGATGGAGTAACAGTCGGGTAATCAACATACAAGGCACAACGATAAGTCTTTAAAACATGTCGCAAAGCTGCTTGTGCAAGCTGATAAACACCTACCCCTTGTCCATTCGCATTTCTTTCCAAATATTCAAGATCATCTGGTCTCTGAAAGTTTGGTAAACGTGAAAAGGCACCACCGATAAGACTCCCCAATGTCTTACCAGTGACTCCATAAAATACTGCATGTTCCAAATAGGAATCATATGCAGCCATAGCCTCTGCTGAATTGTCTTGCCTGTTGTGTCGCGGCAAGTACTTTTCTTTAGCAGCCTTAACTTTATGCTGACCCTCACAAACGTCTTCTACCTTGCTCCATAGATCAACGTTTTTTAAGTAATCAGGATGCTTAGTAGTAACGTCTGTCATCTTGCAAATCCTAGTTTTATTGATGTCGCTTTAGCTTCAATTGGGAACATGTATGCAACTGGATAAGTACCAGCATCATTAAGGTGGTCAAACCCTGCTTTTTTATCTGGCTGACCATGCTCATCGTAAATTTGTCGTTCAAGACTTCTTGCGAACTCTGGACACTGCTTAATATTCACATAAAGACGTCTCTCACCCATGGTGTTACACAAACGGCTATTCATTGAATTGATACGGTCTTTCACAGCAGGGTTTCTTGAGTTCACATGAACTTTGAATCCAGCCTTTTTAAGCAGAGCTATATCCGTTTCACTTGCATTACTTGATTTTCGGTTATCACCAGAAGCATCGGGATAAACATTCACTTCATAGTCTGGATATTTAGCTTTAATTGCTTCAATCATCGCTGGTGTATCAAACAAGTTCTTAAACTCACCTACTGCATATAAGTATTCGCCATCACGCACATAAACGACAGCTGCCATCTTCTGAACGTTAAAGTCCATACCAACATGAAGAACATCACCATCCCGAACTACTCGTTCAGTTGGGTTTAAGGTTCTCTCAAAGCAGTAATAGATAACGCCTTGATAAGTTTCAAAGCTTGCTTCGTATTCTTGACGGAACGTTTTGGGGTCCATCTTGCGACGAGCTACATCGATTTCGCTCTCAGGAATATTCCCACCTTGCAATGAGGTATAGATCCAACTCTTGTGATCTGGCTCTCTACCATCCTGACCATCCGTCCAAGTGTCATAGCAATGGTTGTAACCTTTGGGCGTTCCAATCCTAAGGACATTACCTCCAACACGCTGCACACCATTCACAATGTATTTGCATGTTGAAAGCATTGGCCGAAGCACTTCTTCCCACGCTGCCCACTTGCAGTCAGCCCATTCGTCAATGATTAAGAAAAATAAACCAGAACCACGAAGGTCATCATAGTTGTCTAAACCTACAACTCGAATCACATGACCACTTTTTAAAGTGATAGTACATTCAGTTTCGTTCGGCTTTCCAAACCTCCAAGAAGGCGGAATGGCTTGTTTTAATCGTTTCCAGAAAACACGCTTAGCCTGCTTAAATGTTGGTGCTGCATACCAGATTTCATCCTCAACAGACACATTCCACTTTTGAGCCAATCTTGCAGCTCGACGCATCTCTGCTTTAGCTAAGAACGTTTTCCCAAAACGACGACCACACACCGCATCTCTAAAGCGTGCTTCTGGTTGCCAACCCCACACATAGATATTTGCCTGCTTTGCTGTAAGCTCTACTGCACCTTCAGGACTAAAGGATAGGTTCATGTGGCAATTCCTCGTCTGGCTTTAGATCAAGGCGATAGTCTTCTTCTGGCGGTTTCTCTTTCGGTGGATTAATTCGGCGTTTAATTTCTTCTAATTCTAGTTTTTTGATTTCAAGTTCAATTTGTTCCTTCTCAGACAAGCCACTTGGACCAGCACTTTTACCCGACTGTAGCAACCCTTGTGCCTGTTTAAGCACGTTCTGGCGCATGACCTTGTTTTTACCCCAATCGTCGTACATCTTTTGGAGTTCTTTAAAGTGAAAGGCTTTATTGGCAATCGGAATATCTTCGATATTTTTTTTAAAATCTTCGCGGGTTCTGTAAAACAAGTCCTTTAATTTTTGACTCATTTTCTCGCCCGTTGGCTTGGTTGGATCGTAATTTGCGCACTGCATTCTTTCGATCTCAACCTTAAAATTATTCTTTACAGAGTCAGCGACTTGTTGAGGTGTTTCAAAACAAGCAAGACTTTGAACTATAAAGATTTTCATAGGTTCAGTGAGTTTTGCCATAACCACCCCTTTGTATAGCTACGTAAAGACTTCTCCTACGCAAGTTTTAATAAACATGTCCCACATGCATGGGCAACATTAGCTCTTGATACTGTTGGCCCTTCATTTGCAAGGTCAACCATTTTTTGGACATCTTCTGATGCACCATAACGCTGTACCACGCCATGGAATTCTTCTACGTCATGACCACGTAAAAACAAACGCGGCTCTCCGACAGATGTATATTCAAACTCGCCAGAGTCCTTATTCTTTTTGTGCCCAATATGGTAAAGCTCATGCTCAACAAGAGCACAGAAATCTACATCACTCATGACCTGACATACACGGGCATCCAAAGTGATAATGTATTTAGGAATATCACCAAACCAGTTAATCAATTGGAGCTCTTGACGCTGTTTACGCCAACCACCAACATTGATCATTACTTTCTCGGTTTGCCCATATACACGCTTATCCTTAGCCTCGCACTTAGAATATGCCCACAAGAATGAAATCTCAGGAGGTTGGAAGCTAAGTAGGTGCTCATGATCTTGGTTGTGAAGTTCACCCCATTCGCTCAAGAAGGTATCTTCTATCCACGGCCAAAGATCATTGTTTGCAGGCTCAAAGTGAAGCAGACCACCACTATCAATTAATTCTTCATCATCCCCGTAAGGATTATCTTGTTCAGGCGGATAAGGTCTTTTCATAAATCTCACCCATTAAAAAACCCTCCGAAGAGGGCTTTTATTAATCAAAGTCATATCCCAAGTTATCTGAGAGTTCCCAGCATTCATCTAAACCACTTTTAATCTCATCAACAGGCAAGTCTTTAGCGATATAGAAGTATTTCAACTCACCTTTTTTCTTTAGAATTTTTAATTGGTATGTTTGGTATTCAGGTGAAAGAGAATAAGTCACAACACTATTTTGGAAAGTTGGTGGTTTCTGCGGTAAGTCAGCTTTAAACTCCCACTCCAATTGCGTTTTGTCAAAGCTAATAAGCACATCACGTGCTAAACCATGTTTTACCCCACCAATACATGCAATCTTCATCTTCTGTACTCATTAAGTTTTTGAGCATTGATTAAATCATAAATTAATAATTCTTAGTATGTTGGGTCATCAGGCGATCTTAGAAATACACCCAACTCTTTAGATGCATATGCTTGAATCAAGCCTAAATATTCAGTGAACTGCTTTGTATTGAGCCTTGTTGTTGATGTCTCTCTAATAACACCATTAGCAACAGCTTCATATTGTTCTGATTCGGATTGCTTTAATAATGTGATTGCATGACACATCTCTGAATAACCTTCATCGTCTCGGCGAAGAATGCTAATTAGAAATTTCTTCTTGAACTCAAAATGCAAATCTTCTTTATCTTGGCCCGTTTTATTCTGAACTTCTGTGAGCCAATCCCAATATAGGGAGTTTTGATTAATGGATCTTTTAGTGCTTTGAGGTTTAATAGTCACAACTAAAGGCTTACCCTCACCTGCTGCCTTCGCGTGATTTGTATTTAGATACCCAACCACATAGTTGATGTCGCAATGGTTCTTAATAGTGAATCTTGATTCCATTTTGACACCTCAATAAAAAACCACCCGAGGGTGGCTTGTTTCAATCTATATCCATGGCCTTAAAGCCGATAATCTTGCTTTCACTATATCTTTATTAGTTTTCTTATGCTTTGCCATAAGGCCATCAACGATTTGTCTTTGTCTTTCTGCTTCTTCTTTATAATGCTGAACTTTAAGATCGATGTATTCACGCCCAGTTAAATACTCACCTTCAACTGATTCTATCTGTACTTCAACAAGCTCGTTTTTAGTTTCAGACATGATGAACATCCGAGATAAGTTAAGACCACTATATCAAAAAACATCCTGCTCTTTAAGATTAAGCATGCGGTTTGTCTTACCAACCCATCTTCATATTCTCATCAACTTGTCTTGCAATCTTCAAGGTATCTCTTAAGCTTTCAATATATGCTTCATCTTGATTCTGCCTAATTGCATCATCAATGATTAATGGAAAGTACTTTATGACATATTCCAATTGATCTTTTAAGAGTGCTTTGCGTTGAGCAAGTTCAGCTTTTCGCTTCTTCTCGTCCTTCTTTGCTTTCTTATCATATTCACTATTCTGTAATGCTGTGGTAAATACAAATGCCACAGTTGCACAAACAAAGATAATCAAAACAACAATGGCTTCCATCAGAACACCTCACTATCGCCAAGGTTTAGCATTAAATTGGTCTTCTCCAACCACCCTTCAAACAAAGCTTCTGATTCTTGTCTTGTGCCTAGTTTGAATTGGTCGAAAGCAGCATGACAAATTGCACATAAGGGCACTGTAAACTCGTCACTGGCTTTAATGCCTTTACCCTTGCCATGCTTCGAACAGTTTGAATGTGCAGCCTGTGAAGGACTCTTTCCGCATCTAACGCAGGGCAACAACCTAATTGCCTTCAATCGTTTTGCATTACGCATTTTTAAGGTTCTGCTTGATGTTGGCAATCTGAGTATCAATATCTCTTATACGACGCTTACAGTCTTGTTTAAACTGATCTCTCGCATTAAGATGATTCAGATTCTCTAGGTTGAACCGATCTTTATAGAGCAAATCTAAATTCTTCTTCGCTTCGATTGTGTCCATACTCACCCCATTAACAACCTATAAGCTCCATAGATCGCCAAACCCAAGATCACTACAATTACGCTCAAACATGTGCAACCATGGATATTATCTGCTCGATCTGCTTTCCGTATTCTTTCTTGCATCCTTCTTGAATAATCATCCATTGCCTTCTCCCAAAAAAGAAAACCCCACCAATCGGCGGGGCTTGAAACGATAAACATTAATTATTCAGGCTGTTTGAACACATCCGCCTTAGAAAGAAAATCTACAGTACCATCAGCACCAACACTAATAGCAGCTATGCCTTCATGGATCATTTCATTCACAGCCAAATCTACAATCCCTTTTATATTCGGATCTGAGGCCATAATTTGACATAGCTCTCGCATTTTATCTGATGCCTCTTCCACAGGAAAGAATCTTTTAATCTCTTCGGCTCTTTCAATATATGGAGCTTGATATTGTTCAATTAAATTTTGGAGTTGGTTTTCATTATTCTTGAGCATAGTTATCACCTGCCATTATCTGAATTCATTATACCAGAACTACAAAGATTTAACCTTTCCACACTTTCTGCATTCCTTTATCGGATCACCATTGAAATCCAATTCATGTTCCCAACAATGCCAACAGAATACTTGCTTGATGATTCGGAGCATGTGACCTCCAGAATTTGGCGGAAGAGGTGGGTCTCGAACCCACACGCCATTTAAAGCTAACGGTTTTCAAGACCGCATCCATTAGGCCAAAACTTGGATTACTCTTCCATTGACTGGCGGAAAGTATGAGGTTCGAACTCATGCGTCGCTGATAGCAACAATGGCTTAGCAGGCCATCCCCTTTACCAATTCGGGCAACTTTCCAAAAAGCAAAAAGCCCACCGAATGATGAGCTTTGAATATGCTGTCTTTCCAGCAGTCATCGTTATGCCCTTCTAGGGGGCCATAATCCATATAACGATATGGACAGTGACAACTTTCATACAACTTGCGCCACTATAACATGAATATATAACATTGATGACGTCACGTCAATAATCAGATTCCAACTCGTTTGACCTTTGCACTGTGAGCAATAAATGGGTATCGAGTATGAATTGCAGCTAGGCCACATTTGATATCAAACTTAGCATCCATCAAAGTGCGAGACTCATTAACTAAGGCTGAGATAGGATTACCATAAAAATAACGATCAATCACAGCATCCAACCACTCGTCTAAGATTTCAGATTGCCCTTGCATATCAAGAATAAGGCGCTGTACTGCACGCGCTTCATTGTCCGTGATTTCACAGGCAATTCCCTTACCACGGCTTTTAGGTATTGTTGAATCCTCTGAACATAGCCAATCCGCCATGATCTGTTCTTTGCCTTTCACCTCTTGCTTACGTTTCTTAGCTGCCTGATCCATAGCGACAGCAATCGGATTTATGCTCTTACCACAAGTTCCAGAGTTTGAGTACATCCATGCCCCAAACTGATAAAGCCATTCTTCTAGACTGTATTTAGTCCAGTCCGTTGTTTGCATAATGTGATTCACTGCCGCATTCATACCCTTACCCCTAACCGTAAATATGCATTACTGTAATTGCACCAAGGAAAGCCACGATAATTAGTGCATGACCAATACAAGCAAAAGCTCCTTTCGGTGCTGAAAACACAGTAAATATCAATAAAAGAATCGCTAAAAATATTTCCATCACGCCACCTTCGCCCTTTCCATTGCCAGTTCAATCCACTTGAGCACTAGACCTTCTTTCACTTGATTTGTAGTGCCACGAATTACAGTCCAACCCATTGCGGCTGCTGTTGAGTACTTCTCACAATCATCTGTGTAGCCTTGACCACGTGTATGACGACCATTGCAAAATGCTCCGCCTTCTACCTCGACTAGGATTTGAAAACCTTCAATTCGAAAGTCTGCCTTCCATCGTCTATCCGGATTAAATCGATACTCTTGTTCATACCCAATCTTCATGATGTCTAGTTGGCTGCAAAGCATTTGCTCGCCCTTGCTCACAGCCTTCTTAAACTTAGGTGGCACGCGAGAACGCGCCACTGGTTGTGAATTTCGTCTTTGAGCCTCTTTGAATGTGGTCATCTTCTTCCCCTTACTCTTATTGAGCGCCATAAAGGTTCAATGCATATTCAGTGCATGATTTAACAATCTCATTGTCATCATTGAAGTTCTGTACCTGTGGATTACTTCTGACTGATCGAAGGCATTCCTTTGTTGTTTCACGAATTTCTGTTGTGTACTTAGGCCTATTCTCATGAATGCGATTGCTTATTGTGAAAGCCGAAAAAAAGATTAAAGCAATACAACATATAGTTCCTACTGTTAGTGTGATTCCAAACCACTTAGCCCCAATCATTACTCACCTTCCTTGCCAACAGGCCATTCAAAGCCCTTTGAAAAAGGCGTGATCGTCCAGCCTTCCGGTACAACTAAGTTCTTTCTGTACTCTTGGCACTCTGCTTCGTGGCAATTCAGTTCACCATCTTTAGTTGTTAGTTCTTCGCCACATATTGAGCAAGAACCAAATAGGAAGTTATTGGTCATAGTTCTATCCTGTGATTAGTTAGACTTGCACCTTTCTGCAGTTCTTTTACAACTCGCTCACACTGCTTGATCTCCAAATCCTTAGCCTGAATGTAGTCGTTGAACATTTTGCGAAGAATAAAGAACAAACCTGTAATGCTCACTGAATAGATGATCAGCAAAATAAGAATAATCGTCTTAATCATCTGCCTCCCCCTTGAGCGCTTGCTCTACCTTTACCGCCAATACAGAACTTAAAGCACTACAATCTGCACAAATCGCTAGAGCTTTATCCACCCGCTTTTGCAGCTCCTCCACTTTCGCTTGCTGGTGCTGCCAAACTTGATCAGCAATAGTCATGCTCATATTTGGATAAAACCCAAACTCATCATTGAATCTATTCCAGTTAGGGCCGAGATGATTTGCCATCATCTCTTCGCCAGTTGTTTCTATTAGCCACGCTTCAAGTTCTAGATTTCTGGTTTTCGTATCCATCTCAAACATCCTTAGCTTTGCAGTTTGGCGAAATGTCGTTTTCTGGTTTGTCTAGAATCTCTAGTTCACGTGTAATATCTTTGCCCGTATCAAAACCCATAGTCACAGCGCCAACTTGCTCACCAGTTAACACTTTGTATGGAAACTTAACATCTGCATAAACTGGAACTACATCGTCAATGCGGTGGCCTGCTGTAATTTCTTCATCCGATGCCAAGTCGAAAGCCACTGGTGGAAAGCTATATTTCTTTCCATCAGCTACAAAGGTAATGAAATGCATGTTGTGTACTTTGTGGTAAAAGTAATCTTCAACCTCGTAAACTTTCTTGTAGTCAATATCGCAACCAACAAGCGTGAACCCTTTAGGAATAATTATTTTGTCGCCAATCTTTGGCTCTTTAAACTCACTCATGTCTGGCTCCTTTGGCGCGAAATCCAGTCTTGATCTCTTCTTCTGTGGCTAAGCGCAATTCACTCGACATTGCCAATCCTTCACCACCTTTCAGTAACAATCGAACCTGACTAATTCCACCATGTGATTTGTGCGTTCCACGGGTAATAGTCATTACTTGGTTGTTAGGAATGTAATCTGCTTCAAAAACCACTTTGTCTTTTGCTTTAAATTTCATTTTACTTCTCCACTTAATCTTTTTTCGCTCAAGTAATCAGGCTTCTGATTCGATGCTAATGTCTTAACTTCTGTAACAAGTCGCACCACTTTCCCTATTACTTCATCTGACACATTGTTATCTTCAAGTAAGTCAACAATCTCATGCTTAATAAGGCTTAAACGATCAGATCTGAAGCCATTAATTTGATTACTCATTCCCTTCTCCGTAGATCGATTCGCAGTCTGCGATGGCTTCCATTACACGTTTAATTGAAATTGCTTGTTCTGGAATGAAGTCACAGAAATCATCAAGAAAACACAAGCGCCCGTTTCCAGCCACGTTGACATGCGTATATCCAAGTCGTTTATCAGTGGTTATGAAATAAGGTGTAAGCTTTTCCATGCCACCCAAATCATTAACCAAATCCACCGACTCCACGAGGCGTTTTAAATCACTCACATGAAACGTTGTGCCATCAAAGCACTGAACCAAAGCATTCGCTGATGAAGCAATAACCCTTTTTGCCTTATCCAATCCACTAAGCCTGATATACTGTTCTGCTTTCATCCCTTCACCCCGTCACGTTTGTCATGTCTGGTCACGTTCAGCTCTGTTCTCATGACAACCACCGTAATAAGTAAAAGCCACCAAGTGCTATTAAGAACAAGACAAATAAAACTAGAACAAACACAGTCCATTCTTCTTCATTGCTGAGCGAATCTCTGATATTCATTTCTTTAATCCGCTCCCTCATTATCATTTGTTCCTTTCTACGTGACTCTTCAATGCTAGACTCAATAATCCAACACGCTTCGCAATGAGGAATAAGACGAGGATCTGGTGCATATTCCTCACCACAGATTCGACATTTCCACTTAGGCGGTTCGTAAGTCATGCTTGCTCTCCGCTAAGTTTGGTCATGCTTTCTGCCTTCAACTGGTCCAGCATTTTTAGTTTTCTTAATTTCTCGTAAAGGTTTGCAGCAGCTCTAGTTTCTTCATTACGAGTGCCAAGGTTGTAAGCTCTACGCAGCTTCATCATTGCGGTGTAATCAACTAAGCCCATCATTTGCATTTCTCCTCAGCAGCAACATCAGCCTCTTTGATCAAAACCAAATAGCGCTCCATTCCAAGTTCACGTTTAATGATTTCCTTAAATTCACAATGAATTTCGTTATTGCGGAAATTTGATTTTTGAACGTTTACTACTTTCTGTTTCTGAGTGGCTAAGCCTTTTAATAAGCCCTCATTAGCTTGAATCTGCCCTTGAAGCTTTGATTTAAGTTTGCTGATGATAGCCATTAACTGAATGTTCTCCTTATGCAGCTTGTGCTTTTCTGCCTTGACCTCTCTCAGTTCATTAAACAAGGGATCATCCGAATCACGCTGGCGCTTAATAATTGCTAAACGCAAGATTGCTCTAAAGCGTGTTGTTTTCATTACTTTTTGAAGCAACTCTTCACTTTGAGTAACTTTGTAAGCCTCACCCCATGCTTCTAGATACTGGTTTGTCTGTAGCAACTTTTCTTTCAATTCCTCTACAGTGAATTGATCTGTGTATTGAGGCTTGTCTACCCATTCAACTGAGTTAGCTTGGTTATCGAACCATTCATTTTGTGCATTCATGCTGCTAACTCCTTTTTGCGCTTATTAGCTTCTGCCATGCAGTGAACACACTTGTTGCAGGTGACATAGCGAGTTGTTGTTTTGCACTTCTCACACATACGCCCTTGATAGTGAGACAGTCCTTTTGCTAGTGCTTCATTACGAGTTTTTAAGATTGGATTAGATTTTTGATGTTTCTCTATTTCCTTTCTGGCTTTCATGAGACGAGTGTACAAAGCTTTTGTACAAGTGCCGGTTCTATTGATTCTCCAAAGTACTGATGGCGCTGTATCTGCTTTCTCTGCAAGCATTACTTGACGCCCAACTTCATCTGAAACCCACTCACAAAGCTCTTTGATTTGTTCACTTGTTGCTTGAGCACGTTTAGGGCCTGACTTAGCTGAAGGACTGCGAATAACTTCAGCTTGTTTGTGTTGTGCCTTCGGCCTATTCAAATATTCTTTAAGCGGATGATCTGTACCGTTCATCACAGCAAACTGAACCGCTTTGAGCACACAAACTTCATACTCTGGTCTGCCATTTCGCTGAGCAACCACAGCCAATTGGTCTCTAATTTCTGAAAGCATCATGACGCACCTCCAAGCACAGCATTGCTGTTTTGAAAAACACCACTTTCAATTTGTTTGTTTAACCATGCCTTGTGCCATTTTTCACTAAATGGGAAAGTAGGCTGAATGTGCGGATTGCTTTGGTTTTTATGGTGTCCGTAACTAACCTTTTCACCGCTCAACACTGCATTACTAAATTGAGATAAGAATTCGAGCTGGTTCATGCTGCACCTCTCTCTTCTTCCCAAACTAGAGAATTAAGCTTCTGAGATATCAATTCGTATAAGGCTTTGTCATATGCAAAAATATTGTTTTTATCTTGATGCTCTTTTACTTCGGCTCTAGTAATAGAGAAATATTGTTCTTTAGCGATCCCCGCAGCACTTGCAGAATATGCATGAACTCCATCTGTGCTTTTTAAGTAATCTTGGGCATAGCTAACCATTCGTTTAACTTTGGAGCTAATTGCTTTTGGGGATATCCATGTGCTTTGTTGGCTTCCTTCCGCCACAAGCTCTTTTACTACTTCCACATAATTTTCTTTAAATGCGTCATATGCTAGATATGTAGCCTTGTCAGAGTTGTATGCCCACTCAATTGCATTGAACATTTCATAACAGCGGTCATATGCTTCTTTCTCAGCATTTGTGACTTGTGCTGACTGATCTGCACGCCATCTGATAATGTTTGCCAGAGCAGCATTTTTACCTTTGTACGAATCAATCGCTCTTTGTTGTTCAGAACCAAAACCTTCAATCCCTAGGCACCATTTGCGGAACATTGCAGGATCTGGGCAATAGCCGTTATCACGAACCATGCAAAGGCCTTTATCCACTTGCTCATGAGTTAGGCCATCAAGACAAAGCTTCATGGCGTGGTTGATTTGCTCAGTTGCAATTCCTTCAAAAGTTTTTTCAAAAGAACGTGGTGCAATAGCTTTAAAAATCGCAACAACTTTTGCAGAGTTAATGTGTGCTACAGCCCTTTGATTATTAGAAACCATACTGTTCATAACCTGCCTCCTCTTTTGCAATTAGCTCCTGAATTTCAGACATACGTGTTGAAGCCTGGCTTTGTTGTGAATAAGCGCGTGTGTATGTCTGTACAGCCTGCTTTGGTTCAAATAAGCCAACCCAATTACTTGTGATAGAGTTTTTAAGAGATTGGTTTGCTTTCTCATATCCCCACTTAGCCAAATCTTTGATAGCAAGCTCAATAGCTTTTGGAGTTGGTTTTTTATTCATGCTGAATCGCATTTCGATGTAACCAACCCAAAGTTCACGATCTACACCTTCTGGCAATTCAACTGAAGAAGCATCTTCCAAAGTAAATTTAGGTTTTACCTTTTTATTGGTAATCTCTTGAGTAGTCTCTTGGTATTCTCTTGTATACATTGGCTCATTTTGAGCTAATGGAGATTGGCTCATTTTGAGCTGATGGATTGGCTCATTTTGAGCTAATGCATTGGTGCAATTTGAGCTAATCGATTGGCTCATTTTGAGCTGATGGATTGGCTCATTTTGAGCTAATGCATTGGTGCAATTTGAGCTAATCGATTGGCTCATTTTGATCTGATCAATAGAATCAATAGCTTGAGCAATGTTTTCACCAATAATTGCTAATGTTTCATAGTCAATTGAGTAGTAATTAACTTGGTTGGAGCGCAATTTATCAAAGCGCTCAACACGGACTAATTTCTTCTCTTTAAGCGATTTAATAGTTCTTTTTAAAGTTGGCAGAGACATATATTTCAACTGCAATAACCAGTCTGAATACGTGTTGTAAACCCACTTCTGACCATCACGAATAAACCGTGACGTACCAACCCAGTAATGCAACTGTTGTAAGAAAATTGCTTCATTCAAGCCGATAGCCATTGCCAAAGAAGGCTGGACCTGTAATGGCGATTCATTAATTAGAAGCTTCGACATATCTAGCTCCTTTTCTTGAGTTGCATGACTTACACATCGTTTGGAGGTTTTCAATTGTTGACTCTCCGCCAAGAACCTCAGGCTTGATGTGATCAAGCGAAAGGTTTTGTTGCGTTCCACATGTCACGCACTTAAAGCCATCCCGTTCATAAACCTTCATACGAGTACTTTGACCAATTTTCTTCTTTTTATAGCTATTCGGATTTAATGCAGCCCGATATTGCATTTCAGAATTAAATTGTTCTTGGTAGTAATTAGCCTCATATCTCACATCAATATGTTCTAGATATCCAAATGCGATTCGGCGAATGCACTTAAGACAAAACGTCATGTCTTCTACTTGGAAAGAATTTGGTGCAAAACTAACTTCGCATTTACATAAATCACAACAGAAAATTGAGTGACTTGGTTCTTCTTGATGTATGGGTAGCTCTTGTGCTAAATTTGTTTTCATTCATTGGTTCCTAAATTAATGAATAACGAAGCCTGATCTAGTACATCAGGCTTTTTTATTGCCTTGAATTACTTGCAATGGATACTTGACCGTAGCTTCCCCATCGATCCCGTCCTCGACCACAATTGCCCGCATGCGCTCATTCCTTCTAATGCGTTCAAGTCCTAAACTTACGATGTGCCATTCACCTACGATAGCTTTCTCAAAGAGGATTGCGGCTTGTCTACTCATCTCCATTCCGTAATAAGCGGAAATATCACGAAGCTTGTCCATGATTTCAGGATCATGTTTTGTTCGAAGGTCTTCTTTTTCGAGGCTCATAAAATTGTCCTTAAGCAGCAACTGCATTTGAGCGAGATTTCTTTTTTAGAAATATCTCTGGATGTAAAAGTTTTTCTTTTGGCGGAATGCCTCGAACGGTCCAGTTCTGAACACGTTGAGTTTGGTACTTAAGTTTTCGCGCCAGTGCTGAAGCTCCACCATTCGCTTCAATCAGGGCGCGATCTGCATCGATTGAATCCATATGTAATTCCACGTAAAACATTTTGTTTTATAAATATAAAACGTTTTGTTTGCATGGTCAATCATTTTGTTTGACACAGATTGTGTTTTTTTTGAGAAAATTTAATTAATTGTTTTAGGTTGTTTTGTTATGAGTGATAAAGAGCTACACCCAACAATGCAGCGCATTTATGATGAGACAGGTTTGAATGCCAACTCGTTAGCATCATTACTGGATGTTGATTCCCAACTTGTGTACAACTGGGATACACGAGGTATATCTAAAAAAGGCGGGCTGCAAGTTTCGCAAAAGTTGGGATTAGACTATGGTTGGATTCTTTCTGGTACTGGAAGCCCTAAGATAGAAAAAGTTTTTAATGAAAATAAAGTTTCCCTCTCAGGACGAGTGGGCGGATGGGTGCCAGTGAAGTCTTATAGCAAGATGGGGTACGATGGGTACTATACAGAAATGGGTTATGGGGGAAATGGTGGAGATGGTTATGTACCTTCACTTACAGCGGGTGTTAATGCCTATGCGGTAAGAGGTTCAGGTGATTCAATGTACCCAGCTATCCGCAATGGCTGGTATATAGTCTGCGATCCAGATGCAGATCCAACACCTACTGAATTTGTAGAGGTACAGCTCAAAGATGGGCGACGCACAGTAAAGGAATTTATAGGCATTGTTAATGAAGTCCTTCATCTGTTAGCTGTTAATGGCGAGAAAAGAACTACATTTGATATGGATGATGTGGAGGCTATTGTTGCTGTGACTGATATTGTCCCACCTAGTCGCCATGTGAATGACTACCCTACTTTACCTATGCAAGATATCCACTACGACTAATTAACTAGAAGCAAATGCCGCCTTCGGGCGGTTTTTTTGTGCCTCAAAAAATAACACATTTTGTTTTATATTTTTCTTGACGTTGTAAAACGTTTTGTTTTATATTGTGATAACACAGTTTGTTTTATCCAATAAAAAGCCCTGAACAATCTTGGCGGATGCAGGGCTACTCAATGAGTGAGAAGATTATGAATCAAAAATCACAAACTAGTCAAATTCTATATCGTGAGCCGACCAAGGCTGAGCAGATTCCATCTGTATTTGCACAGCATGTGGCAGATATTAAGGACTGGGTAAAGTTAATGGCTTTGTTCTTCCCTTTCTTGATGGGCGCAATTCTTATTGCACTAATCACTGCGAAGTATTGGGGGTAACTCTCATGGATAACTACAAAATTCTCGTAACTAAAGCTGAGAATATAGAGATTCAAAAGGCATTCTTTGAGCTTGGCTACACATGGAATGGCAATGATGTTGTTCAACCTGTCAGCTTCCCAGTTAATGGCAAATACTGGATTTCAACACGTAAGGTTGGAATGTTTAATTCACTTTGCTGGTCTACCGGTCATGCCGAAGGAAAATTAATCACCCTTCCCCAACTCCGAGACCTTGTTGTGTTGAAGCGTAATGATGTCAATGATGCCAACTGGGAAACCGAAGGTGGTGATCAGATATTTAAAGACTCAAATGACAAGTCTTACATCTATCGCTCTGATGGCTGGGATGAGTTGCAACGACATGAAATGCGTCAAGCAATGTGGGAAAAGCCAAAAGCTAAGGAAAAAGACCAAGGCTTGATTAGCGGGGCTGAGGCGAAACTGGCTTGGGCGAATGGTGAGCGGGTTGAGTGTATTTCATTGAATGAATGGCACGGTATTACTAATGAAATGCCTTTAAGTGTTTTTGATCGAATAGACCTTAAATTCCGCCTCAAACCAACCACCCTAACCATAAACGCTGAGCTGCCAAAGCCAAGCAATACAACGCTTCATAACCAGAACTACTCTGTCACTTATGAATTCAGTTCACGTGAAGACCGTAATGCATTTGTAGAAGGTTTAGGAGGTAACAACTCATGAATATGTTCGTTACCCCTGTATTAGATGCAGCAGTCTTCACAAGTCTTGAAGTGATGAATGTTGGTGTCGATGATGGCGCTGTTCAGTTCTCTTTATCTATCACGAACGCTGAGCACATCTACATCGTGGCAAGCGTCAAAGGTATTGAGAAGCACGACACTTTCGAATATGGCGAAGGCTTGGACTATCAAGACTGGAAAGATGTCGAATACACCATGATGACAGTCGATTCAACGAGTCGACCACATGTCGATGACTTTGATTATGTGGATGCAATCGAAGGTATGCCCTTTGCCCTAACTTCTGTTCAGATACTCAAGTTGAACGAGTATTTAGAAGAGCTGGCAAGAGAAGAGAAAAAGACAGAGTTGAGAGGTGGGTGATGGAAGTTAAAAGCGTACATGCACACCACATTCCAGCAAACAATGGTGTAGATCCAATCGACGTATTTGTTGTGTGGTATGGCGAGCAAGCATTTCAAGTAACTATCCGTTGTTGGGATTGTGCTTGGACTGCTTATCGTGGGAGTTGTGGGTTTGAAACTATTGAAGAGTACTTCTTGGAGCAATGGTACGAAAGAGAATGTCATGAGCATGTTGTTCAACTATTTACTACCACATCAAGACATACAACCCAAAGAGAAGAAAAGTGGTTGTTCAAAGTTGTGAGAAATATGTGTCAACAATTCAAAAAGTTAGCAGAAAAGAATTAGGAAAAGATTATGAATGCGCCAGTAAACACACAAGCTCCAATGGTTCAAGATCAGAATAATCAACTCTTTGGCCTTGTAGAGCGAGTTTTAAATAGCCCAACGCCAGACATGGCAATTATTGAAAAGATGCTAGACATGCAAGAGCGTGTCTTGGCAAAGCAAGCTGAAATGGCTTTTAACCGTGACTTTGCAATGATGGCTCAAGAGATTCCGGTTATTGCCGAAACATCTAATGGACACAATATTACATATGCAGCATTAGAGACCATTGATGCAGTAGTTCGCCCAATTCTTTCGAAGTATGGGTTTGCTACTTCATTCCGTGTTGAGCATCCAGAGCCAACAAAGGTAAAGGTTACATGTGTCTTGATGCATAAAGATGGACATCGTGAAAGCACTAGCATGGAGTTAAATGCTGACACTTCGGGATCTAAGAATGCTGTTCAGGCTCTCGGTTCAAGCGTGTCTTATGGCAAGCGCTACACCTTATGTGCAATGTTGAATATCACAACAGCAAAAGAAGACGACAACGGCTTTGCAGCCAAACCATTTTGCCCAATGACTGCTGAGCAAATCCAAATGCTCACAGGTTTGCATGATCGTCTAGACCAATTCCAACAACAACTGTTCTTTGAGCAATTTGGATCTATAGAGAACATTAATAAATCTCTATTTACCAAGGCCCAGTCTGCACTGAATAAGTTGATCAGACAAGGAAATGGCAATGCTAATACTTGATTGTGAGCAAGGTTCGCCTGAGTGGTTGCAAGCGCGAGCAGGCTTAATCACTTGCTCAGAACTTGAGTCAGTATTCTCAAAGAGCAAAGGCAAAGAGCCATTTGGACAAAAAGCCATAACTTATATGTATGAGCTTATTGGCGAGCAAATCACTGGTGAGCCAAAGGAAAGTTACTCAGGATTTCATACAGAACGTGGTCATGTTCATGAGCCAATGGCAATTGAACTTTATGAAATTCAGATAGGTAATGAAGTTGCGAAATGCGGATTCATTATTGGTGAGAAGTTCGGATATAGCCCTGATGGATTGGTGGGTGCAAATGGTTTGACAGAAGTTAAGTCAAAGTTACCTAAGCTACAGGCTCAGATCCTTTATGAAGGGATTTTACCAACAGAACATTACTACCAGTGTATGGGTGGTATTTCAGCAGCAGAACGCGAGTGGATAGACTTCATAAGCTACTGCCCTTCAATGCCTATTTTTATTAAACGCCTTTATCGAGACGAAAAGGTAATTAAAGAAATTGATAACCGTGTTGATCAGTTCCTTGAAGAACTAGACAAACGAAAGCAAGTGATATTGGGAGCAGCAGCATGACATTGAATGAAAGAGAGGCTTTTGAGGAATTGCCTGAAATTAAAGATAAATTGCATGCAGTTTATTTTAACGAGTCGTTTAATTCTTACTTTGCGGCAATGATAAATAGCAGTCCAACAGTTAAATATGTGCAAGGGGCATGGATGGCGTGGCAAGCCAAAGCTCAGGCGGTGCCAGATACGCACGTGCTGGTTGAGAAATCTAAAATATCTACATGGTGGCAAGATGCAGATGAGCCTGAAAACTTTGCTAGCACTGAAGAACAGTTATTCGGAATGATCGCAGAATCTGAAATTTATATAGACGATATGCTTGTTGTTGAAAAGCATGTTCAAGCTCAGTTAAGCACTCAAAAACTTTATTGTGTTTATCAAATTACAAATAAAGAAACTGGTTTAGCTGAAATCAAGATTTGTGAATCAAAGTCAGAGGCTGAAGAAATTCTTAAGAACAATGCCAAATGGGTAGCTGAAAAAGAAGCAGATCAATATGAAAGTATGAATGCGTTTTTTGAAGAGGAAGAGCGAAAATCGGGAGCTGAGGGATGAATGCACAAATTTTAGATCCATGCTGTGGTTCAAAAATGTTCTGGTTTGATCGTCAAAATCCTAATGTAGTATTCGGCGATATTAGAAAAGAAAAACATACATTGTGTGATGGCCGTTCTTTAGTGATTGAACCGGATATGATGATGGACTTCCGCGAAATGCCTTTTAAAGATGGCCAATTCACTTTAGTTGTGTTTGACCCGCCTCATCTGATGAAGGCAGGCAAACAAAGTTGGTTAGCTCTTAAGTATGGAAAGTTACAAGTCGATTGGCGCGAAGATATTCGAAAAGGTTTTGCAGAGTGCTTTCGTGTGTTGGCCAATGGTGGTGTTTTAATTTTCAAATGGAATGAAACACAGATCAAAGTTAGTGAAATTTTAGCACTGGCAGATCAAAAGCCATTGTTTGGCCACATCACAGGCAAAAGAGCAAATACACATTGGATTACTTTTATGAAAGCGGAAAGTAAGGAGGGGTGAAATGTTTTATGACTATATCATTACTCAGTTCTATCCAAGTATTCCCACTTTAGTTTGTTTCCATATAGCTGCAATGTGTTTGGCAATGTTTCTGTATTTTTCAAACAGACCAGACAACGGACAACGTTATAGTGAGGAATTGAAATTAAAGTATATTGGAAAATGGCGATGGAAATTAATTCTTTTTCTGGTTAGCCAAGGCTTAATGCTTTCTTTTTACTTTTGGTTGCCCGATGAAAATTACATAAAGTATTTCTATGGAGATGTAAGGGTTCATACATTAACACCAGAGCAAATAGCTAAACAGAAGGCTGAGCTTCAAGCTGATTATGACCGTCACTATGAACGCTCTAAACAGCTTCTATTGGATTGCTTAGATAAAGGACAGAAACAACCACATACAACAGCATTTAACGACACTAACGAAGTTATTAAGACTTGTTATGACGTTGCGAAGTATAAATTTTAGGAGGTAGCTATGACAGCAATTGCAAATATCGGTAGTAACTTTGTAGTGGCACTACCACCTTCAGAGATATGGCTTAATGACTTACAAGCAGCGGAGTTTTTAGGCTATAAAGATGTTCACTTCAAGGCGGCAGTTTGCTGCCTTCCAACCTTCCCGAAACCACGCTATGTCATTAAGTGTGGTCAAGGAAGACGTTGGAACTTGGCAGAAATATCAAACTGGTTAAGAGAACAGTCTGATGATGAGCCAAAAAGAGGATGACCACGCAAACGGGGCTAATCTAGCCTCGTTGCAATTTCGCTTGCAGTAGCATTGTAGTAGATCATCAAACTTCTTAAATCTTTATGTCCAATCATCCTAGCTAAATCCAAGACTTCTAATTTTCTAGCAAGGCGTGTACATGCTTCATGACGAGTATCATGAAAGTGCAAATCAGTGATTTGGCACCTATCTCTTAGCTTGCGCCAAAGCGTATCAAAACTTTGAGTTTTACAGGTGAAGACTCGCTTTCTATCTAAACCTTTTAACAAACTCAGTAACTCAACTGCCCGCTTAGATAAAGGCACATTTCGCTTAGTACCATTCTTTGTTTCAGTCAAAACTAGATATCTATCTTTTAAGTAAACACGATCCCAAGTTAAGCCAACAATTTCTCCAGCACGCATTGCAGTTTCAATAGCAAATAGAAAAGCAACAATAATTTGTTGGGTTGAGTTTACCGGAACATTATTATCCCAATTTGCAGCAAGACATAATCTATCAATTTCATCTTGGGCGATTCGCCTATCTCGGTGCTTAGATGGAGGCGGCAAAGTTAGATCTGCCATAGGCGACTCCCTTATCCACTTCCATTCTTTTCGAGCAACAGTAAATAAAGAAGCCAATATATTAGCTTCACGTCTAACGGTTGCGCCCTGCACTTCTTTTAATCGAGAATCACGCCATTGGACCAAATCATCAGTTGTAACTTTGGCTAAAGGTTTTTGACAAAGCTTTTTATACTCACGCTTAAAGAAGGCCATTCGCTTAACTTCATTATCATGAGTTTTCTTTTTAATACTCACTTCACTTAAGTAGCGCTCAATAGCTTCTAAAAATGAATGGTCAGGAAGTTTCCCGTGTGATTGTTCGCGTAATTGAGTCTCACGTTTAGATGCCCAAGCCCTAGCCTGTGCTTTTGTATCAAAGGTTGCACTTTCGCGAATTCCGTTTACACTTATCTCGGCTCGCCATGTATCGTTTCGTTGTCTAAAAGAAGCCATAATTTTTCTGGCGTAAGTCTGGCGTAATTGCGGTAAGTGAAATAATAGGAAAAAATAAGAAATAATAGAAGTACAGATTAATAGCCAATTTGGCATTTGTTTGTTTTATATGAAATAATAAGAAAAGATAGAAAAACCTAAGAAGTTGTTATTTTTAGTCAAGTGCCCGCCGGGCGCACCAGCTTTTATATAATAATTTCTCAATTTATCTTAATTTTATAAAATTCCGACTATTTTACTTGGTTTATTAATCATTATCGCTCAAAATATACCCCTCTTTCATAATGTGAGAATTTCATGACTGATGCTTTGGTTTTAAGAGA